ACTGCACCTACAACAACAGATACAGATGGTAAAACAGATATTTTAGTATTTAGATACAATGGTGCTGTGTGGCAAGAAGTAGGTAGAACATTAAATTTAAGTGAAAGTTAGGATATAATATGTATGCAGTAATAACAGACGGATCAATTTCAAAGTATATCAATAACCCTAAACCTTTGGTTATAGGAGATGTGCAGTATCCAGCTAAAATATTTTCAGTATGGACTGCAAGTGAGTTAGCAGCTATTGGTATTTATGAGATAACATTTGATGATAGTAATAAAGAAGATGAAAAATATTACACAGACACAAATCAAACTTATACCTATGATGCAGACGCTGGAACAGTTACTGCAACTTATGGTGACGCTACAGCAAGAGCACACGCTGATACTACTTGGACTCAAGATGAAATAGATGATGGAGATGCACCAACAGGTGCGGATACAGATACTATAAAGTTGAGAGGTTTAAAATATAACTTTATTAAAGATATAAAAATTACAGTTAACAATTTATTATCAGAAACTGATTGGTATATTACACGTAAGACAGAAAAAAACACAGACATTCCTAGTGCTGTTACGACATGGAGAAATGGAATTAGAACTAAACAAGCAGCGATGGAAACATTGATTACTAACGCATCAAATACAGCAGCGATTGAGACTTTATACACGTATGTAAATACAGCTGATGAAGGGGACCCAATTGTAATGGAACGACCATTAGGAGAGTTTCCAGAATTAGGATCTTAATATGCCTTTTATTTTATCAGGTAATGTAGGATCGGCAACAGCAGCTACTGGTTTTGATGTTGATAATTCTGTTAGATTTAATAGTGTTGATAGTGCTTCTATGGAAAAAGATGCGGTTGCTCCAACAGATAATAATAAATGGACTTTTTCTGCTTGGGTTAAAAGAAGTAAATTTGGAGGAGTACAAGAAATTTTTTACGGAGAAGCTAATTCAACTAATTATTGTACAATAAGATTTAATGATGCTGATGACACGCTTACTTTTAAAAATAGACCAGGAAGTACAACTTCAACTTTAACAACTACACAAGTATTTAGAGATGTTGCTGCTTGGTATCATCTTGTAGTAGTGCTTGACACTTCAAATGGCACAGCGGCTAATAGAGATATTATTTATATAAATGGTGTAAGAGAAACAAATTTTTCTACTGAAAGCCATAGTGGTGATGGTGATGCTTGTTATATAAATAGTGATGGTGATGCTATGAAAATTTCAAAAGGAAATTCAGCATCTTTTTTTGACGGATATATGGCAGAAGTTAATTTTATAGATGGTCAAGCATTAGCAGCAGATTCATTTGGAGAATTTGATGGAGATAGCGGAATATGGAAACCAATAGATGCTTCAGGATTAACATTTGGTAATAATGGATTTTATTTAGATTTTAAAGCTAGTGGTAATTTAGGCAACGATGCTAATGGTGGAACAGATTTAACAGAAACTAATTTAGCTGCTGGAGATCAATCAACGGACACTTGCACAAATAATTACAATGTACTAAATACTATAACTCAATATGGTAGTCACACTTTGGGTGAGGGTAATACTGAGCTTCTTGGAGATACAGGTTATAATCATCAAGGTACTACATTTGGTGTTAATAAAGGAAAATGGTATGTTGAAATTAAACACGCACAAACAAGATCAAAAGTTTTTATGTTATCTTTATATAATGTTGAAAACACCGTAAAAACAGTTTCTGATGATGTTTGGTTTAGTAATGGACTTGGATTAACAACTTTTTTTTTACAATTACAAAATACTAATCACGCAACTAATAGAAATTATACACTTAGAAAAAAGGTAGGTACAACACAAACCACAGTTACTTCAACAGGTGGTAATATTACAGGTGGATTAAGTGTGGGAACTATAGGAGTTTATATAGATATGGATAATAAAAGATTACATTTTTATAACAATGGAACTGCTTTAGATACATCTAATGCAGCTAGTTCTTCTGCTGGAAGTGGGGCTATTCCAGCTGGTACTTATGCTTTAGGACTTACAGATGTACGAGGAGGTTCTGATGCTGGAGATGATGGTGTTTTATTAATGAATTGGAATTTTGGTTCTCCAAATGCAAATATTAGTATTTCATCAGGTAATACTGATGCCAATGGATATGGAAACTTTGAATACAGTCCAACTGTTGGCGGTGTAAGTTACTATGCCATGAATACAAAAAATTTAGCGGAGTTTGGATAATGGATTTTAATAAATTAAAAGGAATATAGATATGGCTTATACAACAATAGATAATTCACAAGAACATTTTAATACTGTTCTTTATACAGGTAATGGTGGAACAAATAATATTACAGGTGTTGGTCATCAACCAGATTGGGTTTGGCTTAAGGAAAGAACAGGAGCTGCACATGATCATTTTTTATTTGATGTTGCTAATGGAGTAAAAAGGTTTTTATCTACAAATGATACTGGTACTTTAGCATCAGCAGATAACGATTATTTAACATCATTTAACTCTGATGGTTTTTCTTTGGGTTCTTCTGATGGAATGAATCAAAATAGTATTATTTTTACTTCTTGGAATTGGAAAGCTAATGGTTCTGGTGCTTCTAATACAGATGGAACTATAAACACAACAAAGACATCAGCTAATACAACAAGTAAGTTTTCAATATCTACTTATTCAGGTACAGGAAGTGCCGCCACTTTTGGGCATGGTTTAGGAGTTGCACCTGATGCCGTTATAGTTAAAAATTTAGCTGCTACGGAAGATTGGAATGTATGGATTAGAGCAACAACTCCTAATATTGGATTATTAAATGAAGATGACGCATTTTATTCTCCAGGAGCCGCAGGAATTGTTGGTGCAACAATTACATCTGATGTAATTGGTTTAAGTACTAGTGCTACTGCAAATAGTAGTGGTGTAGCTTATGTAGCTTACTGCTTTGCAAGTGTTCAAGGTTTTAGTAAATTTGGTTCATACGTAGGAAACGGAAATGTTGATGGTGCATTTATTAACACAGGATTTAAACCAGGTTGGGTTTTAATCAAAAGATCAAGTGCCGGTGGTGATCAATGGCAACTCTCTGATAGCAAAAGAGGTGTTAATGGAGCAATTAAAACTTTATATCCCGATAGCGCAGAAGTAGAAAGTTCAAGTGATAGTATACATTTTTTGTCTAATGGTTTTAAAAATAGAGCAACAAGTGTTGCAAGAAATGGTGCAGGTTCTACTTACATTTACATGGCTTTTGCAGAATCACCTTTTGTTAGTTCATCTGGAGTACCAACAACAGCAAGATAAGGAAATTAATATGTTACAAAAAGTAAAATTTGCACCTGGATTTAATAAACAAGTCACTGCGACTGGAGGCGAGAGCCAATGGGTTGCAGGCGATAATGTTAGATTTAGATATGGGACACCAGAGAAGATAGGTGGTTGGGCTCAATTAGGTTCAGTTGATATTACAGGTCGTAACACAGCTATTCACCATTTTATAAATACATCAGGTATTAAGTATGCAGCATTAGGTACAAATAGACTTTTATATGTTTATTCTGGTGGTATATTTTATGATATTACACCTCTTAAATCTACAACAACATTAACTAGTGCTTTTTCTACAACTAATGGATCAGCAATTGTAACTATAACTTTTGCATCAGCACATAACATTAATAAAGGTGATATTATTTTATGTGATAATTTTACTTCTATAACTAATTCTAATTTTAATTCTGACAATTTTGATAATAATAGATTTCAAGTTACTTCTATTCCAACAAATACAACAATAACAATAACTTTAGCTTCTAACGAAAGTGGATCAGGAGCTACAACATCTGGTGGTATAAGAGTAAAACATTATTTTCCAATAGGCCCTGCAGCAGAGGTTGCATCAACAGGTTGGGGACTAGGACCTTGGAGTGGTTTTAAGACTGGACAATTTACTTCAACATTATCTTCAGGCATTAACGCTTCAGTCACAAGTTTAACAATGGCAAGCACTACTTCTTTTGGATCATCAGGAACTGTATTAATTGGCAGTGAACTTATTACTTTTACTGGAAACAGTGGTGGTACCTTATCTGGTTTAACAAGAGGAGCTTCAGGAACTACAGCAGCTGTTCACTCATCAGGAGCAACTGTAACCGATGCATCTGAATTTTTTGCATGGAATGCTGCAGCATCAGGAGATATTGTTACAGATCCAGGTTTATGGACATTAGATAATTTTGGTAATACTTTACTTGCTTCTATATTTAACGGAGAAACTTTTTCTTGGAATGGTAATGCAACTAACGCAACAAGCACTAGAGCTGCTATTGTAACAGGCGCACCTACAGCTTCTAGAAGTATGATTGTATCTGCACCGGATAGACACTTAGTATTTTTTGGAACAGAAACAACTATTGGTACAAAGTCTACACAAGACGAAATGTTTATAAGATTTTCTTCTCAAGAAGATATTAATACTTACACACCAACAGCAACTAACACAGCAGGTACGCAAAGGATTTCTGATGGATCAAGAATTGTAGGAGCACTTAGAGGTCGAGACGTTACTTATATTTGGACAGACACAGCTTTATTTATTATGAAATTTGTAGGCGCACCTTTTACTTTCTCATTCCAACAAGTAGGTACAAACTGTGGATTGATAGGTAAGAATGCAGCTGTTGAAGTTGATGGTTCTGCATATTGGATGTCAGAAAATGGTTTCTTTAGATACACAGGTAAACTAGAATCTTTAGATTGTTTAGTAGAAGATTTCGTTTATGATGATATTAATTTAACACCTAAAGAACATATTAATGCTGGACTAAACAATTTGTTTGGCGAAGTAATGTGGTTCTATCCTAACGCAGGATCAGGAACAGTAAATAGAATGGTGTCTTATAACTATATTGATTCTTCACCGCAAAGACCTGTATGGACTACAGGAACATTAGCAAGAACGTCATGGCAAGACTCTGCTGTCTTTGGTAAACCTCATGCGTCAGAATATAATTCTAGTGGTACAACACCTTCAACAAGTAAAGATCACGTCATAGGATGCACTGATGGCACATCAACATACTATGAACATGAAACAGGAACAGATCAAGTTAAAGAAGGAGCAACAACAGCTATTGCAGCTAACATAGAATCAGGAGATTTTGACATAGGTCAACAAGGGTTAGAGGGAGATGGTGAATTCATGATGAAAATAAGAAGAGTGATACCAGACTTTTTATCACAAACAGGAGACTCTGTGGTAACTTTAAATTTAAGAGACTTTCCAAATGATACACAAGCTAGTTCTACCTTAGGACCATTTACTATTTCAAGTGGTACACAAAAAATTGATACACGTGCCAGAGCAAGATCTATATCTTTAAAAGTAGCTAATACAAGCACAAGTCAGTTTTGGAGACTAGGTACATTTAGATTAGATATACAACCAGATGGAAGAAGATAATGGGAATAGATAATTTAAAAAAGAAGAAAAAGAAAAAACCAAATCAATTAGTTTCTAAAAGAAAAGATGGCAAACGACCAGGTTACTATGGATCAGATGATTATGGATCTGGTGAAGATGGTCAAGGCGGAAGTAGCAGCAGTAGTAGTAGTAGTGATGACGGAGACAATGATAATAATTATTCTGCACCTGCACCTTCTTATAGCGTACAAGATGATATAGAAGATTTTGCAACTAACGTTGGAAGCACAGCAAGTGTTGATGGTGGATTTGAAGATGATTCATCAGGAGATGATTTTGAAGAAGATGTGGTTAATGTTATGGAAGAGTTAGGTATTAAAGATACTTTTAATTCTCCAACAGTAGATGTTAGCACCATAACAGGAGAAGATGGATTAGGTGAAGGTGATTATGATGACGGAAGATCTTTGTATACATCAAACACACAAACAACAAAAGAAAATCAACCTTACGTTAATTACACTCCTGGTCCTAACGCAGTTACTGCACAAGAATTATATAATTTAAATAGAGGACTTGGAGATAATGATCAACAAGCTGCAACGTTGGCTAACATTCAAGCGATTAATCCAATAGAGAAACAAGGAATTTTTGATAGTGGTATAGGTAAAGGTATAAAAAATGTAGGTAAGGGGTTATTGACTCTTGCTGCACCTCAAATAGGAGGCCTTGCATTTGGTAAAACAGGATATGATGCAGTTAATTTAGGTTTTAAAGGAAAACGTGCATATGATCTTGCTAAAAGATTTGCTCCAGATACAACTAAAGGTATTACTACAGCGCTTACAAGAGACTTTAGACCAGGATCAGGCGGCAAGCCACCTGCAGCTACAGGCTTTGATGATAATGATAGTGG